CCCGGCGTATGTCGCCGCGTTCGGCAAGATGGCGGAGCTGATGACGGGCGGGAAGCCGCCGGCTATTCACGTTATGCCGAACGGCGGAAGCCCTGCGCTGGTCGATTTCCTGGGCGACCATGACGCGGCCGGCGTTGAAGCGTTCGGCGTCCTTATGCCTTGCCGGCTGGGCGAAAGCCGCTACGCCGGCCGTAGCGTCCCGGCTTGGTATGACCCGAACCCCGTCCCGGCCGCGCCTGCAGGCGCGCAGGACGGCGACGATAGCGCCGAAGCGGCCTGAAGCCGCTACGCAATAGGGACCTGAAATAGCAAGTTTCAGGTCCCTAATTCACCGCAACTTAACCTTAGCAAGATGGGGAAAGACAATGAGCGATTACAACGGCTGGACGAACTACGCCACTTGGCGCGTTAACCTCGAAATGGTGGACGGTCTGGACCCGCGCGATATGGGCTGGCGCGGGCTAGACACCTATGACTTAGGCCAAGCGATAAAGGAATGGGCGCTTGATATGCTGGAGACTGACGCGCGCGAAGGGCTGGCGCTGGACTATGCGCGCGCCTTTCTGTCCGACGTGAACTGGTACGAAATCGCCAGCCATATGCGCGACGACTATGAGCTGGACGAGGACGAGGACGAGGACGAAAGCGCAGATGCTTGAAACCCTTGCCCCGTTCCTTGCCAGCGACGCCGCCCTTGCGTTCGCCGCTGGCGCAATCGTCGCCGCTCTTTGGGCGGCTTGGTGACGCCATGCCCCGCCTTAACACCATGTGCGACGGCGATACCTGCGCCGTCGCAAACGCGCCCCTGCGCCTTTACCGACACATTCGGTTTACGCTTCAACTGTGCGAACCGTGTTTCGAGCAAGAAGCAAAGAGAGCGCGGACCATCGCCTGCGCATCAAGAGTGCCTGACCTATGGCCGGTCCATGACTGGGCGACGGCTGAGCCCTACAAGCTTAACAACGGAGAGAACAATGACAACGAAACGCAAAGCCACGAAAGCAGCCCCGAAAGCTAACGCCGCCAAGGCTGACGCCGAAAGACTGGAAGCCCAAAAGCGCCGGATGTTGCGCGCGCAATTTGGGTATCTTGAGACGCGGTTGGATCGTGCTGCGCTGGCCTTGAATGGCCTGCTTTTCACCATGCAGGAACACAAAGAAGCGGCGGACGCTGATGGCGCTTGTACCTGCGACCTGAGCGAATATATCGCGGCCGTTGATCTTGCCGTGGAATATATCGAACGGACCTCCGAAATAGCCTTCTTTCAGGCTGACCACCAGTTGAGCCCCGAGGAGCGCGCAGGATGACGCCGCAAGAGCTGCGCGCCTTTCTGGCGGAGTATGAGTTAAGCCAGCAGGCGTTAGCGCGCCTGCTGGGCGTTGATCCCCGCACCGTGCGGCGCTGGGTCGAGAACGGACGGGATCAAATCCCCGAAAGCGCCGTCCTGCGCATCAAGCTCGCGAAGATGACGAAAAAAATCAAAACTCGTCGCGAGCTGACGCCTGACCAATTCCGGGGGCCGGGCTCTTAGCCTGGCCCACGATCCACCACCAGTCCCCCCAATGGCCGGCAGCCCCGCTGTCGGCCAAATACGTTTTCGCCCGCTTCCAGGCGTTGCGTTCCTGCGAGCCTAAGTCGCAGGTCATCACTTGGCGGAAGTATTCGCGCCAAAGGCTCTCCCGCACGCACCGGACGCCGCTTGGAATGTGAACGCCTGCCGCGCCGGGTATTTCTCCGGCTTCTGCTGTAGCCGTCCTGAGAGCCTCCAGCGCCTCTTTCGTGTGTCCCCGCGCCTTGTCCCCCTTGTCCGTCTTGCTAGCCGCTTTCTGGGCTTGCAGGGCCGCTGTCGCGATAGGCTCCACCGCCAGCGATGACGCCTCCGGGTCGATCTGCGAAAGGCTTATGGCCTCCATGCGATAGCCCAAAACAATCCCATCTTCGCCGTCTTTTTGTTTGGTTATGGTTAGCTGCCCGACGCGTTCGGTCGAGCCTTCTTGGCTGATCTTGACGCACTCCAACTCTAAATCCACCGCGCCGAGAAGCGCCGAGCTGCCGCGCATCCCCCGGCTTTCGTCCTTGCCCGCATGGTGAACGATGAGAACGCCGGCGCGGAGCTGCTCTTGCATGTAGCCCATGACGGCCACGGCCTCGCCGACGTCCTTTGCGCTGTTTTCCTCGCCGCCTGCAAACGCACGCGCAAACGTGTCCACGACGATCAACGCCGGCTCGATGTTCAGGCTGCGAATGGCCGCTATTGCCGCGTCCGCATCCTCCAGGGTCGAGCGAAGATTGAGCTGGGCCTTTATAAAATAAACGCCGATCTGATCGGTGACGCCGTGATGCAGCCGCAAAGCCTCCCAGCGGCGCCGCAGACCCGCGCCGCCTTCGCCTGCGATATACACCACCGCGCCCTTCGTCGCCGGCTTATCAAACGCCGGGACGCCCGCCGCGATGCAGTAAGACAGGTACAAGGCAATGAAGGATTTGTACGAACCCGGCCGGCCGTATAGCGCCATGAAACTTTCCGCCGGCACAATGTCCTTGATAAGCCAGCGAACGGCCACGTCCTGCAATTCCCACGATGGGATTATTTCAATAACCCGCTGCTTTTTGTCGGGCGCTTTTAATTCCGGTTTCGGAATAAAAGCCTCGCCTGCTGGCGCTGTTTCTTCAGCTCCTCCCGTCTCTCCTCCCTCGCTCCTCCCTTTATCCTCCCCGGCCGGCTGGTAATCTGTCACCGGCCGGCCTTCCAACTGGCGCGCCGATATGCGCTCCGCGATGCTGGGCTCCTTTTCGCGCGGGAAAATGGCGCGAAACGCTGCCTTTTTGTCTCCCCCGTGTTGCAGCTCAGCGACCAAGGCGAAGGGATCGGAAACCTTGCCGGATAGCGGATCGGCCGCGCCGTGGTGGCTATAAACGCACCAATGCCCGAGCTTGCCCTTGAACAGCACGACGCCGGCCGTCTTCGTCGTTGAGCCCGGCCGCATGAACCGCAGCGCGTCTTGCGCCCGGTCGTAATAGATAAACTGGTAGCCGGCGCGCTCCAGCACCGCGCGGACGTCCTGCTGGCTCTGCGCGTCGTTGTACGCTGTTATCTTGCTCTCGCCCTCGTATGGCTGCGCACGCCCCTCTGGCTGCTGCTGGGCGGCTTCCTGACGCCGCTGCGCCTCAATTGCGGCCTCTGCCTTGCGCCGTTCCTGCGCCCACTCTGCCGCCATCCTGACGTCGAACGGCAGGCAGTCGGCGCGCAGGCTGACGAAATGCTCTTTCGCCCGCTCGTCACGCACGCGCGGCAGATACCAAGGTTGCGACCACCGTTTCGCCTCTGGCACGTCTGTTAGGTAAATCCCAAAGCCGCGAAGCTGCTCCAAGATGAAGTCCACGCAGTCCGCCAGCTCCTGTTGATTGCGCAGTTTCGCCGGTATCAGGATGCGATACTTCCAGAAACCATCCTCCGGCCGGGCGCTGTGGCTCGTATGGGCGCAGAAGGTAATCCCCAGCGTGTCGAGCGCCTTTGCTACCTCCGGCAATGGCGGAGCGCCTTCGACAACTTCGCCCGTCTCAGGGTCGAAGCGGCTGTCGCCGTCGAGGATGATCAGCTCGCCCTCGATCAGGTTATCGTCGGCGCGCTTTGGGTTCTTGAGCTTTCCGCCACGGATTAAATACGATCCGTCCTTCTCGCCGATCTTCGGCTTGGACACGAGCGCACAAAGCCCGTCCCAATCCTTTTCCTTGACAACAAGGCGCGTGTCGGAGCGTCCGCCGGTAGCGAAAGCAAGCCACATGGGAATAGTGCTATTCGTGGTGAAGTCTGCTATATCTTGTGTCACCGCGTGGTCCCCATCTTGCGCGGTTTCTCCAGGTCGCCCCCGGTGAAGCTCTCCTCACCGGGGGCGCAAGTTTATCAGAACTCGTCTTCGTCGTCCGCCGGCCGCTTGGGAGCAGGCTTCGCCGCCTTGACGGGTTCAGCCGCTGGAGCCGGCTTCGGAGCTTCGGAGAACGCAGGCGGAGCATCAACCCAGCCAGCAATCCGGCAAGTCGGAGCCTTAAAACGCAGCTCGCCTTGCGGCGTTGAGACCTTAACGGTCTCTGTCCCCTGGAACTCAATCACTGGCATTTTGCCTTTATGGTCGTCGGCCTGCTGCAAAAACTGGTCGTGCAACTGGTCGATGACGCGCAGGACGGTCTTGCTGGTTGGCGTGAACTCGCGCAGCCCATGCTCCTTGAAGAACAGTTTGAGCGAGACGGCCTGCTTATGATCCTGCGACGGCTTCATGGGCATCTTCTCGCCGGCCGGAGCCATTGCTGCGGAATAAGTCGGCGCGAACGCAACCCATCCAACCTGAAGCCCAGCGAAGTCGGCGACTGCCTTAATCGGCAGCTCGATTTCCTGCTCGACCTTATCCCACGAACCGTCAGACTGCGGCTCGCGATTGACCGCAATGAAGTCGCCGCTCTTGGCGTCGAACTTCACGACGGGAAGGAACTTAGAACCCGACGAACCACCTTCGCCGCCGAAGTTAATTCCCAATGCCATTTTCCACACTCCACTTTATTGCCACTGATCCCCGTGGCCGGGATTACTTGGTGAAAGCGTCGTCAATCGCGTTCACAAGCTGGCTTGTGAAGTGCTTTACGACGCTGAGAGCTTCGTTGTGCGTCCAAGCTGCGTTCACAATCGTATATGTGAGAAGCGTCCCCAGCGCCACAATAGTGATACCGGGTTCGACCTCATCTGTAATGTCCGCGAGACGGTCCACCAGATTGAGCGTGCGTTTTTTGTCCGCCGCCGAAAACTCGTACATGTCGTCGTTCATCTTGTCGCTCCCCACCATGCCATCAATGCCGCGTCCGCCCTGCCGTCGTCTTTCACGCGCGAAAACATATGCGCGTAAGCCGGAAATATCTCAGCCGCCCGCTGGCGGTTGCCGTCCTTGCCCGACCGCGCGTTAACCGCTTTCTGCCACCCCTGCGGCGTGATGTAGGTGATCGGTATTTCAAGCGCAGACAAACAGCCCTCAATCATTCCGACCCCCCGCGCGAACTGCCAAGTAGATGATGCACCCTGACCGGGGCGCGCCCCTACTAGCTCGATGATCGCAATATCAGGCTTGCGCGCACGGATGATCGCCGCCAGCATCTGCGGGCTGATCTCCATCTTCGTCTTGGTCCCGCGCTTAACTTCGACAGTTGGCGTGTCGATCAGCTCTAGCGTGCCTTCCTTCGGACGAAAGAACGCAAGCGCGCCTTTAGCGCCTGGGTCTATTGCGAGGATCATTTCTTATCCACCACTTCGATCTGCAACTTCAAGGCGTCGGCATAAGCCAGCGCAGTCTTGATGTTCATGTTCTTGTCTTCGCGCTTCTCAATCAGGTTCCAGGTCGAAGACGCAACGCCGGCCATTTTGTTGACCTTGCGTTGCGAGTATTCGAGCCTCTCGCGCTTGGCGTTCAGAACCTCAAAGAGATGTTCAGAGCTTTCAACTTTCATGCGTCCAACCTCCTGTTAAGAGAAATGAACGTATTAATTAGAAAGCGCAAGCAGTTGTCCTCAGATTTCAAACGGCTCCCCCATCGCCCATTGCGGGATGGAGATTGTCTGAACGCCGCGCGTGTAGGAATAAGCCTTTGGCGGCTTATCAGTTGCGACGATGTAAGCCTCAGCCGCTTCACGCATGGCGCGCTTGCCGGCGAGAATTGACCGCGCGTCCAGCTCATACACGCCCACAGCGTAAGGCGCTTCGCTCTCGACAGCGATGAAGACGAACTTGCTCAGTTCCAAGCCTGAAACCGCAAGGAACCCGTCCATGTAGTGCGCCGCTTGTAGGTGGTATTTGAACGTCGCGATTTGACGGGCGAAGCCTTCAGGCGAAGCATCCTGGCACGTTTTGAGATCAAGCATGACGTCGCCGCAGAGAAAATCAACTCGCGCCTTGCACGGTACGCGGTGCTGATCCCAAAGCATCGTAACCTCGGCGTCCCCGCCTTCTTCAAGGTAATCTTTGACGGCAGGATTTGCTTTCGCCGCATTGGCAATGGCTTCGGCGCGGGCGTATTGCGCCTCGTCAAGTATCGTCTTGCCTTCATTGTCGGCCTCGAACTCTTCTGCCGCCTTCTTGCCGATGCTGGTGCGCTTGTCGAAGCGCGGGCTGATCGCAAACTCCTGCGCGAACTTCTCGGGCTCGAAGAACAGAGTATGCGTCAGCGTCCCGAGCTTCATCGCGGCGGTTGGCTCGCGCGGATTAGTCGTCAACTCCAGGAAGTGAGCCGGCGAACGGAGCAACAACTTCGCCCCCGACGCGCTCAGAGCCTTGATTGCGTGATACTCTCCGGCTGGCAGGTCCTTTATTAGCTTTCCCATCTGTCTCTTCCATTGCTTGATATTCACCACAAAAGTAGCTGCGCGCCACGCGGATTGACTGCGGATAGCGCTGGCAGGTCAGCGACCCGCCTTCCTTCTGCGGGGTGAACTTGCAGGTTTCACATTTCATTGAAGCTCTCCAAAGGTGCGGCCGGGAGCAATTTGGGGGCGCAGAACCCCCGGCCGCGTTCTTGTGTGTGACAGTTTCAGAAAACCCAAGGTACAAGTAGCTAAGCCCTTGGTTGATCTGATACAGGATTATTCCTGTATCTTCGCGGACAGCCCGCGAAGTCTTTCATCCAACGACGAAATGCCCGCCTTTGGATAGTCCTTTAACGCCGTCTCCACCGATTTACACGCCTCGGAGATGCGGCCTGAATTGATGTTGAAGATGCCAGCCAAGTCCTGCTGGCTGATGCCGCGTACATGGTACGCCCACGCAACCGTGATCTTTTCCTCAAACGTCAGCGATGTTCTGTTTTGGTCAGCCATTTTCTTTTTCCTCCAGCACAGCGCGGGCTTTTGCTTCTGCCGCATCCAATGTGATCCAAGGGTACGCCTTCCCGCTATCTGCTCTGACAGCGGCGGCAAACCCTGTTTCAGAACAGACTGCGTGAAGCATTTCCCGCAGCGCCGCCTCCAATTGTTCGATGCGCTCGGCGGCTTCAAACATTGTCCCTACGCAGCCGCCATAGATGGGCGTCCAATCTTCGCGCAGTCGCTTCACAAGATCGTCAGCCATCTTTCCCCTCCAACGCGTGCTTCGTCCATACCAGCAACGACATCGCCCTGTTCGGCGCAGGGATGCCGTTGTCTCCGTCAACCACGTCGGCCTGATCCTCTAAGTACAAGAGGATCGCAGGGAACAGGTTTTCTAGTCGTTCGATGCGCTTCGCCTGATCCGACATTGCCTTCCGATACTGCTCGCTGGCGTGTTCCAGCGCCTCAAGATACTCAACTGCATCCTGAAATTGGAAGTCTTCGCCCAATCCAATGGCGTCATTCTCCAGCACTTCGCGCAGGTACGTGAGATGTTCGCTCATCGCCACCTCTTCAGCGCTTCATAAACGTCATCCATCAGAGCTTTGCTGATGTGAACGCTATGTATGTAAGACAAATCGCTCAGAGGCACGCTGCCGATGAACGTCGTCGCAATCTTTTGCAAAACGCCGCTCATCTCTACCATCAAGGCTTCCTGCGCCTTTATTCGTCTCTCAAGAAAAAGTATCTCAACTTCAAGCCCAGAGATTTTCTTCTGGGCTTTAGCTTCTGGGTCTTTAGCCTTCTTAGGCGCAGCGCGCGGCTTGCTGGTCATCTGCGCTTCTCCCACTCCAGAAGCATCGCGTCGGCGTATTCATACGCAGCTTTGGCGATCTTCTTTGGCTCTCCAGCAAGCTGCGTCACAAGCCCCTGAAACGCTGCAAGCGCCATCTTGTCGCGCATCTCACGACGATCAATGTCGCCAACCATTTCGCTGATCTTGCGACGCTCATTCTCTATCTGTGACATCATCCCCATCTCTCTCTCCATCTCGATTACTCCAGGGCTTTCTTGGCTCTCCAACCGCAATAGTCCTGATCCTGCCAGTCTTCAGAACATAGCTTCTCACATTCGCAGGCGTACTGGCGCGCCAGCTTCATGTATCGCTCGCGCAGGTCGAGCTGGTTGTCGTAATCCGTCAGCCGCTTCAGGCGCATTTCCGACAAAAGCCGTTCTAGCTTTTCAATGTTTTGCGCGGCATAGCGAAGCGCATAATAAACGTGCGAAATGTTCTCGTACGTTATCGCCTGTATGTCCTGCGGGCAGTTGTACATTTCCCGCATGATCTCAAGAGCCTCTGGCGCTTTATCAGTCATTGTTCCTCCTTAGCGCGCTCAATGCTGGCGCGACCAAGCGGCGTATCCGCAAGCATCCCAAGAGCCGCCATGTAGTTGTCGATCATCGCCTGCTCGTACTGGCGCTTCTCGGTGTCCTGCTTGCGCATGGCGATGACTTTCTTTAGGACTTTAGTATCGAACCCAAGAGACTTGGCCTCGGTGTAGATGTCCTTGATAGACAGGCGTAACTCGTCACGCTCGTCTTCCAGCTTCTCAATGCGCTGTACAATGCTATTCAGTTGGTTGTTGGTCATTGGGTTCCTCCACCCGTACTGACGCCATAGCTCTGTCCATCAAATGCTCACGCTCTGCTCTATCAATCTCATTGACGACCAGCATCGCGTAGCCGGCGATGTCGCGCCAATGCTCCTTCTCGCTGGCGTTGCCAGCCAGGATGCGGGCTTCTTTCGTCGCGATCATCTCCAGCGCCTCGATCATGTAGTATTCGAGGTCGCTGTAGAACGAACTAGACTTCAGCGTTGTTTTGAGGTTCTGCGCCATGTGGGAGACATAGCGATAGTCCCCGTGCGTCTTCGATCTCTCCTGAAGCGTGGTCTGAATGTTCTCCAAGGCGCTTTCCTTTTCTCAATGCGTGCAGGATTGACGTGTGGTCGCGGTTGCAGAAGCGGCCGATCTTGGCGACTGACCATCCGCGCGCGTGCAGATAGGCATATACATCGCGCCGAGGACGGTGCGTGTGCGACTTCCGACAATGGTTAACAATGTCTGCCCATGTCGTCTGGTGACGGTCCAAGATCGCCCGAAGATCAGCCCTCAACTGCGGGTCCGCGATAGGCGGAAGACGCGGCTTCTCAGGCGCTTGTGGAGCCTCCGGCATAACAACAGCGAACAGCCGCAGTTTCGCCTGCGGTGGAGCGTCTTTGCGCGCAGCGGCTTGCATACGCTGCCGCGCCTCTAGCCATTTCTGGTGGTATTCCTTCGCGAGCGTGCTCAATGGTACATCTCCAACAAGCGGCTCTTCGCCCATTGCAGGGATGACACATAGCAAAGCTCGCCGTGGACGCTCATCGCGCGATAGGCGCGCTTGCCGGTGTCAATATATCGACACTTGTTCACCCATCCGACAGTCTTGCCGAAGTAGGTTAACGTCCAAGTCCCATCATCGTTTTCAGTAAGCTGAAGCACGGGCTCTCCCTCCGCAAATCAGTTGACGAAGGGAGATTGCCCGATTTTTTTAATTAGCGCAAGGGGTCATTGGCTTAGAAGGCCGGGGATAGTTAATCCAAGCCCCTGAGCCTCTAGTTCCCGCTTCTTCGCGCTTTCTAAAATCTGACGCATCATCGCATCGCGCTCTGCGCCTTGCAGCGACATCGCCTGCGCGATCTGATTTTGAACCGTCATGCCGGAACGCTGCGTCGCTCCACGCACAGCGCGCTGGGCAAGGTTCGCCATCAGGCCGGTTGCTGTCGCGCTAGTCGGAATAGTGCGGCCAGCCGTCTCCTCAAGATAGTCGCGAGCAAACAATCTTGGGGACGTTGCAGAGCCGCTGACGACCTGACCAAAAGTGCGAGCAAAAGTCTGCTCACGGTCAATCGCATTAACCATGCGATTAACGGCATCCTCGCCAAAAAGCTGGACCATCTTATCGCGGTTAAATCCGGTTTCGCCGCCAAGTTGCCGCCGAAGTGCCGCAAGCTCATTAGGAGCCGTTCCAACCGCGCGCTCAATTTCTCCACGAGCGCCTTGAACAATCTGTTCACGACGCTCACCACCGCGTGCTTCAAGCAGCTTCTTCAGACGCTCAGGCCATATAGCCTCTTTTCCGCCAGCAAGGGCTTGCGTGCCAATCTCAACGCCCTCGATCTGCCGGCTGATGCGTGCAAACGCATCATTAACAGCGTTATATCCGGGCACAGAAGACCTAAGCGTGTCGCTCAGTTCGCCAAGAACTTGCTTAACAGCGCCTTCCTTCTTTGCGACTGCGCCAGGTTGAACACCAATACCGATGTTTCCGAAGTCAACAAGGTTTTGTAGAGCGACCTTTGCATCGTGTATACGCTCTGCATTTGTCTCGTATCTTTCAGGAGTAGGCGGCGTAGCAGGAACGTCGCGATAACGAATGACATTGCCCGTATTGGGGTCAACTACAGGCTCGCGACGAGCAGGAGAACCAGCCCGCGCTGGGGAGGCGACGAGCTGATCCCTTGCGTAGCGCAGGGCGTTAGCCTGCGGGCTTCCTTTTGAAGTGCCAGAAAGCATCTCATCAATTTTAGAAACAACCCCAGATACATTTACAGGTGGGGCATTTTCCCAAATCTCAGGATATAGCTTTCCTACGGACGAGCGAGCTTCTTTCAGAAGATCGGCGGCTTCGAGAGGATCGGTAGCCCTTCCAAGCGCAGCCTCGGTATCAACCAGAAGCCGAGCAGCTCGCGCTTTCTCGCGGTTAATTAGAACATCTTTCAACGCCTGTGTGCCGGGTCCAGGAGCCGTAGCACCTTGTGCGATTGCACCCATAGAAGGGCCAATGTCTGCAAGTGTCGCTTGTGGACCGAGCTG